TTAGGCGGGCAAAGATGTTGCGACGGTTTCGAACAAATCAAGAAGCGCTTGCGTAGTATCGGCGCTCGCTTGCTCCAGTTCACTGACTTTCGTATCGGTATCGTCAAGTCTCTCGGTCAGCTTTGCTACTGTATCTGCTGGCGGAGGAGGCGGTTGATAGGCCACCGGGTCTTCCCTTGGGTAATTGATTGACACTCCGGAAGCGTAGCATTCAGCGAAATATTGCGCTTCTTCCTGGGTCATGGGCACGAACCCGCTGCGAAAGGGGTTGTTCTCGGCGCTCATGCTAACGTCTGACCCTGTTACCAGGAAGCCGTACCCGCCGTTCTCCAGCTCGTAGACTTCAACCGTTGGCGCTTGTTTCGGCATCCTTCCTTACCTCCTCGCATATGCAGCGTCCGCCGTGAGAGTCGGCGCGCTATAGTACCAGTTGCTAGCGGACGCATCGATAAGTGCAACGACCGCGCCATCGTCGAAGCAGGCAAACCGGGCCGAGGACGAGCTTGCCGTCGGAATCGTGACGCCCGTGGAATATCGGCCCGTCAGGACATGGGGGTCGATGCCCCGAAGGTCGAAGCGCGCCATGCTGTTTACCGTGTAGCGGTAGATGTATGGGCCGCCCGCGTACAGCAGACAGGAGCCGCAGTTGTAGGACGCATTGTTCGCTAAACTCGGCGCCTGGAACGCTTGCGCAATGAACTGATTCCCGGAAATGCTGAACTGCGCGTCAAAGGTAACGGGCTGGGCCGAATCGTTCGAGAGGAATACCCTGTCGCCGCCGAAGTAATGCAGCTCCCCGACGTGCAGGCTCGCGCTGGTCAGGACCTGCGTCCGAAGCGTGGTCCAGGTGTTGCTGGAAATGGTGTATTTCAGCATGGACCATTCGTTATTGATACCCGTGATAACGACCGCGTAGATCGTATTGCTGTCGATCGCGCAGATCCGCATGTCCGGGTTGGAGTAGATCCCGGACGGGTACGCGCGGGCGGTCCAGGTGTTGTTCGTCAGGTCCAAGTACCCGAACGTGTTTTTCGTGTTCCCCAGCTGTAGGTATAGCTTGGTGCCGATAACGCAGCCGCTCGGGTACCCGCCAGCTGCTGCAGGCAGGACGCTATTCAGGACCGTGACGGACCCGTTCGTCTTGTCCAGGCGCTGGATCGAACTCGATCCGTTTTGAATCAAGTAGGCGTACCGCACGCGGTCGCTGACCAGGGCGATGCTTGGGCCCGGGCTATTCCCCGATATCGTTTGGGTTAGCGATCCGCTATTGAAGTCGATATTTGGGCCGCGGACGGCAGCTAGGGCGCTTAACTGGGCCTGCATGTAGTTCAGCCGCTCGATCACGCTCGCGCCAGGGCTCGCACTTGCGGTGGTCAGGTCAGGGTCGCCGATATTCCCCGGCAGGTCTGCCGTCGAAAGGCCGATGCTCTTCAGCTGCGCGAACAAGGTCGTCGTGCCGGCGGCATCCGATGCCGTGCCGATCAGGTCCGTCTTTGCCTTGACGGCCGCTTCCGTGGTCTCCAGCGTGTCTGTCTGTGCGATGATCTGCGCCAGGCGGGCCATGACCGATCCAGTCGCGGACGCTGCGTCACCGGTGGCGCCGAGCAGCGTGACGATCTGCGCGAAGCGCGCGAAGACGGTAGTCGTCCCAGCGGCGTCCGTATTGATGCCGAGCTGGTTGGAAAGGGATACCAAGCGCGAGAAGAGCGTCAGCGGCCCCGCGCTGTCCGTGTTGGCACCGATCCGCTGCGCGAAGGCTTCTGCATTCTTTAGATGAGCGAAGAGCGTCGACGCATTGAGCGCATCCCCGTTTGTTCCGATGGCCGTCTTTACTGTTCCGACTTCCGATTCCAGCGTGTCCACCGCCGCATAGTTTCGGGCAAGCTCAGCGAACACGCTTTGCGTACCGGCCGCGTCGCCGGGTTTCCCCAGCTTGTTCAGCAGATCGATCAGCTGGACCAGCGCTGTCACGTCAAACATTTAGGTAACCCCCTTCGAATAACCCGTCAATGCGCCGTTTCCGTCATAATTCAAAATGATCGCGACCGTCTTCCCGCCAGCGGTCTCCGTCACGGAAAGCAAACGCCCCGACGAGCTGTCGTAGTTGTATTGCGTGGTTTTCACTACGGTCGACCCGGACTTCTCTTCGGCCTTCGTCACCAGTCCGCTCGTATATGTCAGCACGACACTTCGCGTGTCGGTCTCGAGCAAGACGCCCTTGACCTCCACCACGTCCGTATTGGCCGTCCCTAGGACAGCCCCAAGCTCCGAGCTCTCGAGCGCCTTTTGCTGCAGCTCTTCCAGCGCTTTGAACGTCAGATGCATCTGCCAGTTCCAGTAATCCGCCGGCGGCTTCTCGTTCGGCAGCCAGCCCGCGTTCTTCTTGTCGCTCGGCGGTTCGACTCCCGGCGCATTCCAGACGGGCAACGGTTGTGTAAACGACATCGTATCCCTCCTTAAATCGGTAAATCATTGTCTTCCGCCGGGACATACACCGCACTAAGCGTGCCTCCGGTCGTGCCCGCGAGATCCGAGAAGCCCGCCGCCGGATCGCTTTCGCTCGTGCCTGCCGATGCAAAGGCGAACGTCCCCGTAAACTCAATCTTGCTTACCTGCACGCCGGCCGCGACGGTGCGCTGCACGATCCTCGAGAACTGCAGCGGCGACATCCCCACCGCATTGATTTTGTCGATGGGCAGCTGCACGATCGAGATGGCGGCCGGCTCCGGGGAAACGGGATCTTGATAGAGCTCGCGGATTTGGATTTCCGAAGGGTCTGCGTTCAGCGCAATGGCCAGCACGCTGATGATCGTATTGATGTCGCCTTTGCTGAAGTTACGTGCAATTTTGGACTTAATGAGGACGCGGTAAATGTCGTCGGAAGCCACGCCCCGCGGCTGCGCGACGTTCTCGCCGATCCGCTCGAGCGTCGTCCCTTGCGCCTGGTTAATGTCACGCCAGTCGCGAATGCGGTTCTGCGTTGCCTCCAGCTTGGCCAACTGGTCCGCGATGATGCCCATCAGCTTCCCGATGTTGCTTTCCGGATGCTTGGCGAAATAGTCAGCCAGCTTTTGCAGCATCGCTTGGGCCGTCATTTTCATGCGGCATGCACCTCAATGAGCGAAAAGGATGTCTGCGCAACCTCTTGCGGCGCAATCGCTGCGTTTCCGCTCGTCCAGGTGCTTCCGTTCTGCGAAAGCTCGATCGTGACATCATCGATCCCACTGACGGAATAAGCGGCGGCGATCAGGCGGGAGAGGATGACGTCCTCGCCCATATTCAGCCCGGTATACAGCTGGCCGCTCGCATCTTCGCCGCCGATGTAACGCACGATGGCGCTCGCAATGTCCGCATTCCCCGTTGCCGGGAAGGCGCTGTTTTTGGTAAGGGTGACACGGACATGCTGCGGTTTCTCGACCGCCCGGCTGAAGCGCATGACATGCGCTTGGCCGGAAATATCCGTGATCGGCACGCTCGTGCTCCCGAACGGTTCAATGCCGGCTGCCTTGGTGTTTAAGATGGTTTGACCAATTACGGCGTCTTCGCCGCCGAGAACGAACGCCTCGAAGGACGACGGCGGCCGCCCGCCGGCATCCACGGTCTTGGTGTAGTTCTCGATGACGATCGCGGCCCGGACGCCTTCGGTGCGAAGCAGCGCGCTTCGAATGCTGTCTATGGTAGCCGCGCCACCGCTGGCGACGGACAGGTCCCAGCGTTCCCGGTACTCCACATCCGTTTCCTTCTCCCGGCCGCCGGTCAAGGCAGCCGTGTTCGTGACCGACACAAGGTCCGGGTCCGGATTGACGATGACCGTTACAGTCCCCGCCCCGACGTTCCCTAATAGCCCGGCATCCACGGCCTGAACGGGCACGCACCGTGACCGAACCGCCGGCAGTAATCGCCGCGGCCTGCGTCGTCTTCACGTAAATGCCAGCAGACGTTGCCACCCGCCAGCCGGCCGGAATCGATTTTGCCGGCGTGCCGGTTATCGTGACAGCCCCTGCCGCACGCCGCTCCGAGATCCGGCGTGTGCCGATATACGGTCCGAGCCGGTCCAGGCTCGCGCCTTCAGCCGTGTTTTTATAGGCGCTGTAATACACCGTCTCCGTGTTTTGCCACAGGATGGCCAGAAACCAGGCGACGAGTCGCAGCAGAATGCCCAGCATCGAGCGCTGGGACGTGTTCACTTGTTCCCCGAACACTTCCCTCGCCTTGATTTCCATGTCGTCGAACAGGTCCGCGAACCGGGCTCGCTTAAACCCGGTGCGGTCCAAGCCACTAGTTGCCACTGGTGCTCACCTCCGTGCTGCCCATCTCGCTTGTGATGACGATCGTCGCCGTCAGTTGGCGCTGATTGCGCGCAAATGCGATGCTTTCCACGCCCTGAATCCGCGGTTCTTGCTGCAGGGCGGCGCGGATCGCCTCCGCAGCCGTCTCGTCTTCGACCGCCTTCCCGGTCAAGGCGCTGAAATTAAGCCCCATTTCCGGATCGAGAAACCATTCTCCTTGGTTTGTGCCAAGCAAGATTTCCGCGCTTTGCGCCAGCTCCTCTTTGTCCGTGACTGTAGCGAAATCCCCGTTTTCTAGGACTAAATCACCGCCGCTGACCTTCAGCGAGAACATGGGAACACCCCCACAATCACTGCATCGTTTAAGCTGTGCCGGCGGCCGGTGTCTGGGCGGCTGGCCTTGCCCGCCAAAACGTTTTTAATTTCGCGGTCCGCGCAAACCACGAGGACGACATCGCCGGGCTCGACGATGACCGCGGCGCTTTGAATCGTGCCGTCCGCTCCCTTGATCTTGTAGCCGAGCAGCGGCACGTTTTGAATGACGGCCGGCTCCGCGTCCGACTCTTTAACCAGCGGCTTGATTGTCGCCAGGCCGGCCGCTTCATCAAACGCCGTCACCTGCGCCGGAATGGCGACCCGGACCTGTTGCAGCGCGCGGCCGATAAAGGCGCCAAGCACGCTGTTCAGGCTTACATCTTTCATGGTCATAGGACGCATTCCACCTCCGTCACGAAATCTCCGCTCATGCTGAATTTGTGCGATCCGCTGCGAACATAGCACCGGGTCGTCTTCCCCTTGCTGACCACATCAAGGACCGAAGCCGTCGTGATGCGGTATTGCAGCTGACTGGTCACATTAAGACCGGCCACGTGGCCGTCATCGAAGGACTTCGGCGTACCGATTAGGCCCGTCTCCGGAGACAACGTGAACAGCTCGCGGCCAGCGCGAATGCTTTGCGCAAAGATCCGGCCCTTATTGATGTACACGGCGGTCTGACAGTCTTCCGCGACCTTTTGCACGATGTCGGTGACGAGCCCGTCCGCCGTGTACCCTTCCTCATAGCGATAATCTCGGACCAGCGTCATGTTCGCAAGCGGCAGTCCCAGCTGCCCAATCATCTGCCTGAGGATGTAGCTCGCCAGCGTCTTCGGCGCATAGGCGATGGATTTCACCTCACGCTTGCTGATGTCGTCGCTGTCCAGTACATGAATGGTGGTCACCCAATCCGCCCCGTCGTCCTCGGTCAACACGTTCGAGATAAACCCGTGCAGGATGGTCCCCGTGTCGCCCACGTAACCGGCATTCACGATCAGCGTCCCGTTCCGCTTAAACCGGGAGATCGTTTGCGGGCTTAGGTTCCAGATTTTGATTTCGGCTTCGTTTGGCACGGCGTCCGCGTCAAAGGGCACGGTGCCTTCGATCGTGAAGTCTTGGCTAGAAAAGGCAGCCCCGTCAATCATGACCGTGACGCTGCGCCCGAAATTACGCATCTTCCTCAGCTCCTATATAGAGAAATACCGTTCCGGATAGCGTCGCCATCGAAACGGTATCGGTTGCTCTGGATGAATCCAGCGGCGTGATGCTGATGGCCGGAAACCGGCTGTCCGCCACGTCCACGAATAAGGGCAAGCCATACACGATTTTTTCACCAGTGACGAGCACGCCTTGATCGCGTTCGAGGTCCACCGTGAAATAATCGTCTTCAGCGTTGTAGTTAATTTCAAACGTAAACAGCACGCCAGCCAAGGAGACATCAAACCGATACGGGATAAGCTCCTTTTCAATGTCAATGTAGGCGTCCATTTATTCCAACTCCCATGGATCGACGTTCGGCTTTGTGACTTTTCCTTTGCCCTTGCCGTTGCTCTTGCTCTTGGTTTGCTTATAGCCGGATGAAATGACGGGGGCCACCTGGGCCTTGATCGGAGCCGGCAGCTTCCCAACAGCCGAGAAGGCCGCGAAGCGCGCTTCTTTCAGCTCCAACGTGAAGCTGAAGCCGTTCCCGATGTCAACCGTGTGCGCTGGCGCAAACGAACCGATCAGGCCGCTGAAGAATGTTCGCCCCTGAAATGAGACGACTTTCCCGCCTTTCATGCAGCTGAGGATGTATTTTCGGATTTTGTCCGCATCCGCCCCGACCACCCAGCCGGAGAGGTTGAGGGTCTGCGGACTCTCCCGGACATGATCCGTCACGTCAATCCCATCTTCGACCGGCTGCTGCGGCAATACGACTTCATAGCCCGGCGTTTCCGTTTCGACCGTGATGGTGTAGCTGTCAAGTTTGGCCACTGACTTCAAGCCCCTCCCGGCGCATCGCGCTGCTGAAAATATCTTGGACTACCTTTTTAACGGCCGTTGCGATGTCGGCCGCCGTGGCATTGGTGCCCGCGACATGCACATGCACTTCAACGGGCGGCTGTTTGCCGTAGTGCTCGTTCTCTCGTTTCGTGAGCACGCGTTCTCCTTTATGCAATTCGGCGCGGTACCCGTCAAAGGGCACGTTATCGAGGCCCGACCGATGCGAGCCGTCCGGTTTGTCGCCGCCAATCAGCGGGATCGTCGAAATCTGCAGCGCACCGCCGCCGAGCGCTTTCGGCAGCTTGGACGTGACCTTGTTGACGCTTTTGATGACGGAATTGACCTTGCCGAGAACCCAGTTAATGCCGGATATGACGCCCGACTTGACCGCGCCCCAGGCTTCGGAAACCGCATTGCCGACGATGGATACACCTTTTTTCAGGCCGTCCCATAAGCTGTTGACGGCGTCCCGGAACCAGCCGACCTTTTTATAGGCGATAATAATGCCCGCGACGAGCGCCGCAATGCCGAGAACAATCAGCACGATCGGATTGGCCGCCATCGCGGCATTCAGTAGCCATTGCACGGCCGTCCACGCTTTCGTAACAACCGAGGCGACCTTGGTCACCGTGTTCCAGCCGGCGACCGCCATGGATGCGATCCCCTGCACGGCCGCGACCGTGTACGTCACCGCGACCAGCGCGCCGAGCCCGAGCGCCAGCCCGCCGATGACCATCGTCATTGTTTTGACCGTTGAAGGATGCTTCTGCAGCCAGCCGGAAAACTGCTGCAGCTTCGGCGCGAGCTTCGTGCCGATCGGCGCGATCAAATTCACCTGAATGGTCCGGCCAAGCCCCTGGAGCGACTGCATAAAGCCCGGTTTTGCCGCCTCGTCCATCGACTGCTTCAGCACGTCAAACTGCTTCGGCACATCGGCGAAGGCGGCGATGACATCCTTACCGAGGTCTTCATACTGCGTGCCGAAGAGCTGCGTGGATAGGTAGTTCTTTTCCGACGCGTTCTGCACCTTCCCCAGCTGCTGGACGACTTCGGTGAAGGCGGTTTTTGCGCCAGCACCGCCTTTCGCAAAGGCGCTCATGTATTCCTGCGCCTTCTTCTTGCCGAGCCACTTGCTCATCGCCTGCGCGCCCTGGCCGCTACCGTCTTTCACCCGGAGGCCGAATTCCTTGACCGCATCCCCGACCTTGTCCAAATTAAAAGCGCCCTTTTGGGCGCCTGCAGCAAGTGTATCCATCATGTCGCTGGCCGAAAAGCCGAGCTGCTTAAACTGCGGGGCGTATTCGTTCAAGGTGTCCAGCATGTCCCCGGCCTTGTTCAGCCCCTTTTGCTGGCCCTGGACGAACAGGTTATATGCCTGGTCCGCCGTGATGCCGAAGTTCTTCATCAAGGTGTCGGCTGTCCGAATGGAATCTTCCGGATCGATGTGGAAGTGATCGCGCAGCGCGATGGCATCCCGCGTCGCGACCTTCAGCGCGTCGCCGACCAGGTTGGTGCTTTGCTTGATGCTGGCCATGGTGTTCGTGATGTCGTCCCAGCCCTCGCCAAAGCCTTTCTTATAAAGCTCCGTAGTGGACTGCTTCATGCTGTCCAGCTCCGCGCCCGTCGCCCCGGTTTGAATTTGCAGCTCCTTAAACGCATTCGTTTGGTTGAAGAAGGAATCGGCCAGCCCGTCGACCATCTGGCCGAGGTTCCCGCCGATCCCGATAAACCCGACGACGCGCCCTTTCAGGTCATCAAAGCCCCCGCCGGCCTCGAGCGCCTTGTCTTTCATGGTCTTCAGCTTGTCATTGACCGAGGCAAGGGGCTTGATGGGCACTTTGAAGATGACACCAATTTTCAGGTTGCTTAAAATGCCGCCCGACATGGTTCACCCGCCCTTCTTCCGCATGTTGTCGTACAGCTTCAGCGCGGCATTCGCCGTGTGCAGCTCGTCCCAATCCATAGCCATGACTTCCGTATAGGTCACGTTCATGTCCGAGAAGAGCAGCCTAAATGCCGGCCACAGTATCTCCGCTTGGTTCAGGTGGAACGTCTCGTTCACGGCTTTTCCTGGCAAACAGAAAGTCGCTCGCCGCGTCGGCGACCTCCGTTAGCTCTCCGAGGTCTTCGAAATCTTCCATGGTCATTTTCGGTTGCACGATGACATGCCGAAGCAGCTCGTCGACGAGGGCTTCCCCGTTCACTTGGCCATGCTTGTCCGAAATTTTGTCTTGAATCTGCACCGCTTTGCGAATGCCGGGGAACTGGAAGACGTACTCCGTGCCGCTGCTGGATATGAAGGTTTTTTGCTTAAAAGGCTTTGCTGGCTGACTCATGTTGATTCATCCTTTCCGTTTAGTTAATCGTGAGATCCAGGCACTTAAATTCGTATTCGCGGTCATCCGCCTGTTTGCCGTACTTCCGGGCGGACGGTTTCGTGAGAAACGCTTGGGAGGCCGTCGAGGTCTCCTTGTTAGCGCCGCTTGAGATGACCGAGACCGGCACTAGCGTGCCGGCATTGGCTAGCTTATCCAGCATCGGCACCTGCGGGCTGCTCGCCTGCAGCGTCACCTTGATCGTGCCGAGCGGATTGTTGTTTCGCGTCCGGACGACGTCGCCCTGCGCTCCGACTTTGACGTCATAAGTGTCTTCGTCCTTCTCGATTTCAACGATGTCTTCCGAGAAGCCGGTCAAATAGACGTTATTGACGATGACGGACACGTTTTTGGCATCATACGTTTGAATCACGGCGGTTCGCCTCCTTAAAACTTAATTTCGCCTTGAATGGCGGCCGAATGGATGGCACCGGCCAGGTTGAACCAGAAGGTGCCGCGTGTATAGCGGCGTGCGGCGCGATCCGCGGCGTCCGTGTCGATGCGCGGCGCGAAATCGGTGCCGTATAGGCCGACGCCGTCCGCGTCCCTGGCGATAATGCCCTGCGTCAAGCAGCGCTGCAGCACCGTCCGCACGACGCTTTCCACCTGGGCGATCCCGCCATCATCGTACGGGACCTTATCGGTGCTATTCAGCAGCTTTTGCACGCCTAGCGCAATGTTAGCTTTGACGTAATCTTCCGCATGCACGAGGTCGATGTACGTGCCGTTCACCGTGATCCCTTCGCTGGTTTGGTCGTCGCCGGCTTTCGTGACATACGTGTTGGCGTTCAGGGCATGAATGCTCGCGAGCTCCGTCGCATCGACGGCGACCGGCGAGATACCGACCAGCTTCTTGAACTTCCACGTAATGGACCCGACGTCTTTCGAGGCGCACGCGCCGAGCCAAGCCGCATCCATGAATTCGGTTGCCGCGTTCGGATGATAGGCTGCCGTCGTGCGCTTGTACTTCTTCGCCTTGATCGTGGCCAGATCCACCTTGCTGTCCGTCCGGGCAACATATTGCCGGCCGTCGTCCGCCTCGACCGCGTCGCCCAATGTCTGGATGTCCGTGGGCACCATGCTCGTGCTGAGCAGGAAATACCAGTCTTTCAGCAGCAGCTTCGTGATGGCTTGCGCCATCGTCTCCGGGCCGGAGCCTGTTTTACGGCCGTAGATGGCGATTTCGGGCGGGGCAAAGTCGCCCTGCCCAAAGATAGCCGCCGCCATCTTGTATTCGCTCGTCGTGATGCCGTAGTCCGCCGCAACGCCGGATAAATTCGAATAGGTGGTATAGTCCTTCCCCGCGTCGCTTGCGCCGAGGATCAGGATTTTCCCGAAGCCGATTTTCGGCGTCGGCTGCTGCACGGTAATGCTGACGGTTACGTCGTTAATGCCGGACATGTAAAAACACTCCTTTCACATCGGCCGTCTCGATCGTCTCGATGGCCGTCTTCGCTGTCATGGTATGGGTCATCCGGAAATCCGCATCGAACAGGGTGCGCCGTTCCCAGGTATCGCCCAGCTTCAAATCATTCGCGGTCATCTCGCCGAGCTCCACGAGCACAATGCCGGCGTCCTTCAACGCCCGGTAGCCGTCCGTCTGGAGGCATTCCGCTGCCTTCACCGCTAGCTCAATGCATTCGCCCTTGTCCTCCCCGTACATGGTGAAGGTCATGGTCATGACGATGTCCTGCTGCACGATCTTGCGGCGGTCGACGGACAAGGTTTCGATTGGCTGGCCGAGCGCCCGCCCCATCGGCTGCAGGCTTTTAAACGTGATGAAGCTGCCCGGCGGCGGCTCGCCTTCGCTGTTCGCCTCAATGACCGGCACGCCCAGAACTTGGTTCAGGATCGGAATAAGCACAGCTCGCAGGCGTTTATACAGCACGGCCGCTCACCTGCTTCATCCGGTAGGTGGTAAAATCCGCATACCCGCTCCGGTCATCGATCTCCTCAATTCGGTACACCTGTCCGGCGTACTGGACCTTGTCGCCGATGACGTGCGGCTCGCCGCTCAGCAGCAAGCGGTCATCGCTCGTAAACCGCGCATTATCCATGCTGAGCGTCCGCGCGGACAGCGGCTGTATAACGCCGTAGCAGGTCCGCGGGGGCTTTGCAGCCGGCACATACACGCCCTCTTGGTTGTACACGCCTCCGCCTTCGCTGTACGTGCTGTAGGCGACGGCGAACCGCGCAAGCGTGCCGGAAAAGCGAATCATCAGCCTCGCCTGCCTTTCTTGGGCAGCTTGCCCCATGATTTGGACTTGAAGGTCGCCCGCTTTTGCACCTCGAACGAAATGGCTTCGCGCAATTTGTCCGTGTCCACGAGCAATTTGGTGCCCTGCTTCCGCTTCGCGTAGATCGGCGAGAGGGCCGGTCCGTTTACTTTATCGAAGTTGGCCAGCATCTTGGCCGTTCCCAACGCGCCAATTTCCTGCAGCATGGCGTGAACGTTAAGCGAGCCGGTTGCCAGGCGCTTCAAGTGTTCCTTCGCGACCTTGGTGACCGCCAGATTGACTTTGTTTGCGCTCGAGCGGATGAACGGACGGGCCGGGATGCCCTGCTTTTCGGAGCCGAATTCATTGACTGCGCCTGCGATTGCCGTTTCCGGGTCGTCCGCCTTCATCCCGATCAGCACTTCGTAACTGACGAGCTCTTCCAGCTGCTTCATAATGGCCGGCAGGTAACTGGTTTCCTCGATGTCCACCGAGGCGCGCTTCATGCGCGTCTTCTTCCCTTTCATGCAAACCTCCGGTAGCCGTCAAGCAGGCTTCGGCTTGCGCTGCTCATCTTTTCCGTCGCATACGTGACGGAAATTTCGCCAACACGCTCCGACGTGACGCCTGGTGTGCGCATCAGCTGCTGGACTTCCAAGATGCAGGCCAGCTCGATGTTATCCGGCAGGTTTGAGTCATCGTTGCCCGGCAGGATGTACCCGCCGGTATAGGTAACGCGGACATTCCCGATCCCGCTTGGCCAGCCGCCCTTGCGGTACAGCCGGCCAAGCTCTGGATTCAGGACGTCAACATCATCTAACGGTTCGCCGCACACTTCGGCCGTGACCTCGCCGACGATCGGGTACCGCGAGAGATGCAAATACGGGGATGCCTCGCTGCCGTTCTTGCGCTCGGTGACTTCCTGCAGCGCCAGCTTGCGGTTCAAATACGCCTCAATCTGCGCGCTGGCCGCGGCGATCAGCAGCGTCAAATAATCGGCATCGTACATAGCGAAGCCGGGCATCCCTTTCAATCGTTCCAAGGTTGTCAGCATGCCGCACCTCACAAGAAGAGAGCGCCGAAGCGCCCCCTTAAGGAATCGTGATTTGTCCGTTTACGACGGCCGCGTCGTCGATTTTCTTCATGTCATCGCGGTAAATGGCCCGCGCTTCCGTGGAGTTTTTGCGCCATGCGTCGCCGCCTTCGGTCGTCGTGTCGATCCGGTAGCCCGCACGGTCGAAGATGGCCACGTAATCCGCGAACGAACCGATGTAACACGGCGCTTTCTTCGTCGTCGTGCCCGTCGTCGGCAGGATCGCGTTTGGCACGACTTCGACCGGCTTGCCGAGCAGCATTTTCTTCGTCGGCTGGGACGGATCGGGCTGCAGCAGCGGACGACCTTGTCCGTCCACGAGCCCGTCGAAGTAATTGAAGCCATCTTGGTTCGTGATGATCGATGCCAGCGCGGCAATCGCCGGGTCAAGCGTCAGATTCAGGATCTTCTTCAGGTCCGGAATACCGGCAATCGTGACCGGGTTCACAATGGCCGCAAGCAGCGTCAGGATACCGTCATTGCGTGTGCCAACGACGCCGCGGGCAATCCATTCGGCTAGGTACGCCATGATTTCAGCTTCGCTTCCATCCTCCAGCAGGTCATTCGGAATTTGGATGAAGCCGGCTTTATCCGTGATGGCATACGAGATTTGCGCGAATTTCGGCGTCGCCAGCTCAGTCATCGCGGTCAGTTCGGCGACGGTCTGGAACTTCGTATAGTTGGAGCCCGTCTCGATATTGCGCGTTCCCGAGAGCGACTTCACATCTATCACCCGGCACAGCGTTTCCAGCTTCGGCAATGCCCGCTTCAGCCGAATGATTTCGAGGTCGATATCCTTCGGTACGAGGAAGCCGCCATCCGCCCCCGTGAGCGCCGAAAGCGCCCGCGCCTCGTTCAAGACGCCGAAATCTTGCCGGTCGGCCCGTTTGCGAAGATGGTTGATGAAGGCGCTCCGGTATTCCTTCGACTCGAGCAGGGCCATTACGCGCTGCGCATTGCGCATTTCCTGCGGGTTGACGGGATCGGGAATCGGATCGGCCGGGTTCGGCGCAGGCGGTTCGTTCTCGAGCGCGTCCAAGTCCTCCAGCGTCTTGACTTCATCGGTCAAGGTCCGCATTTCCACGGTCAGCGTACGGACTTCCTCGAGCTTGTTTTCACTGGCCAGCTGGTGTGCTTGGGCGCGTTTTTCGGCGATTTTCTGCTTCTTCTCGTTTATCAGCTTCAGATATTTCAAGGTTATACCCCCATGAGTTCAATTTGGCATAGCAAGCTGCGCATTTCTTCGTTCCGGGCGGAGACCGGCTGAATGCCGAAGTCCGCCTGGACATTGCGTTGTTCCGCCCCGAGCTCGGTGTCCCGGTATGCCGGAAAACCGGTCGGCGATACCTCATACAAGTCGATGGCGATCAGTGTGCGAAGGTAATAGCCCTCGTCGGGCAAATAGATGAAGTCCGAACCGCCTTCCGGAATGGAAAACCCGAACGAAACGCCGTCCACGTCGCCGCGCTGCACCGCATCAAACGCAAAACGGCCCCATTCGTTGTCCGGCAGATCGACATCCATGCGCAAACCGATGTCATCTTCCGCCAAACGAAGGGTGCCGCTCTTGGTCGATCCCAGTACAATGTCGAAATTATGATTCCATAGCGCCTTCACGGTATTGTCCTGCAAGCTACGGGCGAACGCACCCGGCGAAATGACCTCGTAAAACTCCCCATAGAGCAGCTGCGATCGGGTGTTAAACTTGGCCGCGTAGCCGGAAATCTGCAGCTTTTTACCGTCATCGCCGGTTGCCCGGGTTTCAAGCTGCGTCATCCGGAGGAATCGTGTTTCCCTCTTGATTGTCCTCACCCCCTTTCATGCCGGCCTTTGCGTTCTGGTACGCGTCCATGTTAGCCAGGTTCACGAAGTTCAGCGAAACGAAGTGCTTGTCGCCGTCCGGTCCGATGCTGTCTTCCTCTTCCATCGCCCGCACCTCGTTTATGCTGTACACGCCCGCTTCCAACATCGTTTTGTAATAGTTGGCCCGCGTCGCCATGTCACCGCGCAGTTCGCTCGTCATGTTCGCCTTGATGTAATACTTCTCTTGCTCCGGAGCCGTGAACAGCTTGTCATCCATCTCCTGTTCCCAGTTCGTAACCAGCGGCTGCAGCGTATTCTTGACGTATTCCAGCGACTGGTTTTCCATGTTGCTGTACTTCACGTCCGCGATCCCGAGCTTGTACCCCGGCACTTTGTAGATTTTGGCCACTTCCGCAATCCCAAACTTGGTCGTTGCGATGAATTCGGCGTCCTTCAGCGGCATGCCGAGCGGCGTGTACTTCATCGTCTTGTCCATGACGGCCACGCGGGCGGCATTGTCCATGCCCGACGTCGCTTTCTCAAACTCCGTCCGGATGATTTCTTTCGCATCCGGGGACAGGGGCACGTCGCTTTCCACATCCAAAATGCCGCTGACGTTCGTCCCTTTGTTGTAAAAGCGGCTCAGGAACGACTTTTGCGCCTTCTGAACGCCCAGCTCTTCCCGAATAACCTCAATCGGCGTAATGCCCTTTAAGCCGTTCCCGATGGCTTTGAAATGCAGCACTTCATCCGGCCACAACTTGCGCAGGGTACCGTTCGGCAGCTGCGTGATGTAATAGACCTCACCGGATAGCGTCAAATAGACGTCGGTGCGTGCCGGATCAAGCGGCCACAGCGCCTTCGGGTACCCGTCGCGGTCAAATTCAATGTTCGCGTAGGCATTGCCCCATACGATCATGTTGACCATCATCGTCTCCTTGAACGTGTAGGCCGTCATAAAGGGATTCGCCTTTTTGCTCACGAGCTTGGCGACGGGATGCTTGCTGTCGCGCTTGATGCTGCTGCCCTGCCGCTTGTATACCTGGAAGGGGAACTTGCCGACATCCCCGCCCAAAACGGACGCTACGGTGTAGACGTTGCTGTTTAAGACGGCGCGGTCCGTGGCCACGTAAGTCGTGCCATCGTCCCTCGGCCGCCGCCAGTAGGAACGCCACGGGTCATCCGCTGATCGCCGCTCCCAAAACCGCCACTTCCTTCGCTTTGCGATACTCTCACCCCCTTTCGTTAGAACGTGAAGCCGTTCATGATGTGTTTGTTCATGTCGACCTTCACATCAAGCAGCATCGCCCGCGTCATGGCGTTAATGACTGCCGCAATCAAGTCGATGCGCTGGCTGTCGTCCTTATGCTTCTTGGATAGCTTGATGTTGCCATTCGTATCGACGAGCTCGACCGCATTGGACAAGCACCAGGTTAACAGAGGGCTGCCGTCATGGACGATTTGCCCTTTCAAAACGAGCTCGCGGAAGAACTTCGTTGGCGCGGACAGCACCTTCATCAGCTGCGGAATTTTCACCATCTCATAGCCTTCAATCTCCAGCTCCTGCACGAAATGCGTAGCGTTGTAATCATCGAAGCAGACTTCTTTGATCCTCCAGTCTTCCGCTTCCTTCAGGTCCTCGAAATGCTGCCGGATGTACCGATAGTCCGTCACCGCGCCTTCGGTCAGCGTACACCAGCCGTCGCGCGCCCAATCTTTGTACGGGACACGATCGGAGTGCTCATGCTTGGTTGCAGTCTCCTGCGGCATAAACCCATGCGCGGTAATCGCAAAGCGGCCATCATCGAGGCGAAAGACAAAGCCGTCCCCCGTCAAGTCGGTCGTCTTGGATAAGTCGAGGCCAGCCGTTCCTTCTCGGCCGCGGACCAACGCCAAAAAAGCGCTGCGGGAGATCCCGAGCGCCTTCCATTTGTCCATGATGCCGGACATGTATTTGTTCTCGCTGTCCGTCTGCCATAAGTTTACCCGCTTCGTCAGCCATTCGCGGATTTTCGCCGGGTCGCCGGTGTTGTACGCCTCGTCATGCTCGGCACGGATTTGCCCCCGCAGCTCGGTGGCGTATTCATTGTCCTCCTGCAAGATGGGGTTCGCCTTGACCCAGGCGGATTCATCGTGCGGATCATCGTCCTTCTCGAGCTCGCGAATCATCACGAAGTAGGTATCATTCATTGGCGTCTCGCCGGCGAGCATCTTGCACAGTGCATCGTATTCCTTTTTGCATGGGCTGTTTTCGGCATCCTTCCCGGCTGTCGTGATAATCAGCATCAAGGACTGAAGCCGTTTACCGAAGCCCGAATACAAAACGTCTACGATTTCGCTTGTCGCGTGGGCGTGGTATTCGTCGATGATGACGATGCAAGGTGCCCCGGAATCCTTGTTCTTGGTGTCCTTGGACAATGGCCGCAGCCAGCCACCGCGGGTGGCATGTTCGATATAGGTCCGCTTAATTCGCAATCGCTTGAGAATATCCGGACTCGCTTCGCCCATCTTCTGAGCATCGAGCCATACCCGCTTCGCTTGTTGCTTATCGACGGCAGCGCATTCGACTTCCGGGCTCTCTTCGAAGCGTTTGAACTCCGGCATTCCGGGCGGATACACGCAGTCCCCGCACATTGCATAGAGGGCAAGGCCGCTCATTTCGGTGGACTTGACGTTGCCGCGGGCACGCTGGTTATATGCTTTCTTGAACCGCCGCTTCCCCGAATCCATGTGCACCCAGCCGAAGATACAGCCCAGGTCAAACTTTTGAAACGGAAGCAGCTCGATCAACTCGCCAGAGAACGGGCCTCGGACATGCCGGCAGCAGCGCTCGAACCAATCATAAAGGCGATCGGCCCTGCTCTCGTCGAAAACATACGGAAAGCCCTCCGTCGCCTGTCTCTGCAGGTCGTCCAAGTGACGCTTACAGGCCAGCCATTCCATCCTACCGCTGGGGCGGACGCCAGTCACGATCTCCGCGGCGTATCGATTAACGGGGTGAACATCCTCCCAATTATCCGAAGAGGTCGTCATTATTGTCCTTCCCGCCTTCCGCCATCCGCTTGGCCAGACGAGCCCGCGCCCCTGCTGTGATGCCGAGCTTCTCCGCGAATTGAAGAATTAACCGAGCATAGTTCTGAGCCATGGTGACGTGAGGGCTGATAATTTCCTGGCCGCCCTTGCCTTCCGCGGTGAAGCCCAGCGTATCGATCAGCTCGTTCATGGCTTGGTGTTTGGCGACGGCGTCGCAGTATGCAGCCAGCACGTCTTCGTCGACGGCATCGAAGATCTCGAACTCCTCCATGTCCCGGACGATTTTCCGCCAGATCTTCCGAGCGTTGTCGTCCAGCCAAGATGGAATCTTCAAATTCCGCTTCTTCTTCCTTTCAAACACCTTCGCCGCGTCTTCCCGCGATTGAACTTCTTCCTTCGTCCAATGCTTCCCGCCGCCCTTTTGGCCAACACGCATATGATCGAATCGAACGATCTGATTCACTTCCAATTTCCTCCTTTCAAAACGACCTCGTTTCTCAAACTGTTTTGGGGACATTTTTTCACGTTAGAGGGGGGCGCGGTCTACGAGTATTTCAAATAGCTTTTTCCATCCCAGGGGGGTAAAAAAAAGACGCTATTAGCGCCTTTTAAGCTTGTTTCATCTCCAAAAAAAATGGCCTAACGGATTCAGGTAAGACTTCTGACCTTAAGTTATTTAACAATTGATATTTAACAATTAAGTCATAAAAATTTTTACCAACGTCGGTACGACTATTGTAAAACAACAATATTAACTCATTTGATGAAAGCTGTGCTCTAATAATTCTTATATAACTCTTTCTCTTTTCAAAAGTTTTCTCCTCATCAATTTTATGAGAAGCATTATATATCTCGAGATCGGCACTAGTATCAATAAAACTAATAATATGAAACAAATTTCTAAAATAATGACCTAATTTATCTTCAGAAGTTCTATACAAACTATCATAGCCATTTTGAAGTTCTGATGAAGAGGAACGAAGATTAAGAATACCCCATCTATTAATTACCAATGTAAAAAAGTTACGCCCATTATGTGGAACAGTATACTTCTGAGATGTTTGATAATTTACAAAATGAGTCTCTTCTTCAATATGTTGAATTGAATTTACAATTTCATAGTGTAAAGTAAGCATTCGGAAAAATGTACCTTCAAAACTTTCTAATCTAATAGCCCTTTCTTGCCTTCTACTTTCTTGTTTGGAGATTTTCAGTTCTTCTTTCTGGCTTAAAAAAGTAGAATATGCGATGATAAATGCCCCCAATGTTAAAAATGGCGTAATTGAGCCACCGAACCAGTCTCCAACAGGTCCCACAAGGGCAAAGTTCGTATCATGTTTGTACAGAAGGTATGAAATTACGGGACTAATAACAGCTAATAAAACCACAATAATAGCTAGTTTCTCTAGAATCCCGCCTATAATTTTTTTACTCCTTATTAGAAAATAAAATGCTAAAAGCACCACTATAATAATAAGTTCGAACACAAGTACACCTTCTTCTAAGATTTAAAAAGAGAAATAAACTCTTACTTAGTTTATCATAAATTTCCAAACCCGCCATCCTCTCTAACTGTTTTAGTATCATGGCATGACTTACAAAGCGGTTGCCAGTTGTTACGATCCCAGAAGAGAGCTTTGTCGCCTTTATGCGGCCGGATATGATCGACAATTGTGGCAGCTGTAATGCGGTTCTCCTTTATGCATCGAGTACATAACGGATGTTTCATGAGGAAGAATACCCTGACCTTCCTCCATTTGCTGTCATAGCCCCGCTGAGCCGCCGTACCCCGCTGTAAATCGGTAGAGGACTTATGCTCTTGGCAGAAGCGCTCCGCAGACAGGTTCCGGCATCCCTGCTGCCCACACGGTCGCTTGGATTTGGCCGGCATCAGCGATGCACCTTCATTGGATCCCGTCTCTTCCGCCACATTCCCGATGCATCTTCTTGTATCCTCGCTGACCTCACTCTTCGCAATAAGTTCTTTAACATTTTGATCCCCTCCAACTTACCTTTTATGTATGTCCCGAATTACACATATCTTATATTTTGTGAAATTCGACTAAGCCTCGAAACCCTTGATTTTACGGGTGCTACGGTCAATTCTGAAAACGAGTTTCACCTACCCTAAATATGAGTAATTGAGCTATGCACGATGGCGTTTTAGGGCCTTGTCCATGGTGTCTTGAGACATACCAATGTACCGCAGCGTGATCTGCGGAGAAGCATGATTGAAATAGGCCATAAGCATACCAATGTCCTTGTTCGTCGTGTCATTATAAAAAATATACCCGAATGTCTTCCGAAGGCTGTGACATCCCAGGTTGGACAGCTTGAAAACAGTCCCGATCTCCCGAATGATCTTGTATGCCTGTTCTCGCGTAATGGGCCGATTTTCACCTTCGCGGCTCTTTATTAAATACTCATTGCTGGGCTTTCCCTGAATATAGCCATCAAGCTCTCGTTTCAACTCAGGTGTAATCAAGGCCCGTTTTTCCTTACGTGTCTTCTTTTCACGTATGGAAATATGCGAGCCCAGGACATCTCGTACACGGAGACGCAGGATATCGCTGATCCGGAAACCGGTATTGATGCCGATTAGGAACATGATGTAGTTCCTTGCATTCGTCGCTTTAAGGTAATCCTTGATGTCAGCTAAGACCTCGTTATCCCGTATAGGTTCAACGGTATTCATGATCACCACCCCAAACTTGTCATATCCTGGAGATCGTGTTAAATTAATAATGACTCGTGGGTAAGCATCCCCGAGTCATTTCTTCTTTCTGAGTCGTTTGTAGAGCAGCACGCATATAGCTACAATCACTTCACTTTCCCTCCTTTCACGCATGGGCGCCTACTACATAACTGCTTCACCCCATCCCAGCTACCCCATACGCAGCCGCGGCAGACGTCCGGTTGCTTCTTTAATTCGGTAATCGACTTCTTCAATTTCGAATAGCGCACCGATTGACCCCCTTTACATGCAAAAAAGCCGCACTTGGCGGCAATATGGATACACTATGCATAAGTCGCTCATAACAGCCCACGATTCCACTCATGAACTGTTATAAAAAACTTATGGGGTTTCGAACCCCGCCCCATCTCCACACGCCTGACGATCAACGTCTAAGGTCAGATGACCCACCGCATAGCCGAGTCCTACATGTAATAAGGGTACAGTAGGTATCACCCGAAGCCTTCTTGCATTGGCTCCTTTGTGATTCCACTGTACCCCTCGTCCACTCTTGTTTTTGAAGTCATTTTCAAGCTATCTACACGCAGTTTATCGACTAGCTCCATAAAATCAATGTGTTGGCAACTGCCTCGATTCCTTTTTTGATTTTACGGTCAACCGTCGAGGGGTGCCATAATTCAAACCGCGCTACGGTTACATGATGTGGCTGGCCTTTAATGTATCGAAGCTCAACCATACGCCGGATCTCATCGTCAGGTATTAAATTTACGGCTCGTTCTATCTTATCCAGTTGCCCCCTGTAGGCGCTGTAAATACTTTGTTGCTTTAAGGCTAGTTGATCCGCTCCATGCCTGTCGAAATCATCGATAATTGTCTTCATGCGCCGATAACGAGATAGAAGCGACTTCGCGGCCTTTAAATCTTCCTTGGTTGCTATCGGAAACAATTCCATCTGATCAATATCTGCCATTACCAACATTCCCCTCATCCCCTCGTTGTGATATATTTAGGTGAGGTTTGAGTGTAATACCCCGGAGGCCGTTCCCCAACAGAGTCCGGGGTATTTCTATGCCTGTCAGATGGTCCCTAGTTACCTGTTGTTACATTCATATTACGGCCTGTTCCCTCAGCGAATATTTACCGATTCAATCTCCATTATCGCTGCTAGTATCGGATAAATCTGTTGTGGCACTACCGCGTTTCCAAGTGATTTAAGTCTGTCGACCCTTTTGAGAACCCCATTAGCCACTCTACCCACGTTGGGTTCAATTGCCCAGTGATCCCACCCCGAAGAAGTGCCCCTGGTAAAGAGTCTCGATTTTCTTGTGATGGAGGAAGAGTGCTGTTCTTTGAATCCTGCGCCGTCGGAGTGGGAAACAACTTCACTACATCGTTTAGATTCAGACTCCATCCTTGATTTTGTTTCCGCTGAGATCTCGGCCCATTCGGATTGTCTCCCGATCGATAGTCCCTTGCTTGAGGGGTCGGAAATAGCTTCACTGCTGCCGGAAGCCCGTTCCTTTTTTCGTTCGGATTGATATTTCCACGCTTCTCCGCGTCGTTTGCCCTTGGAGTTGGCCACAAATTTGGAGAAAAAGTCATCCATTCCAACCGACAACCCCCTATTAGATCCTCCTTCATTGTGGGCAACGACGAATACCCTTTCTCTTCTGTGCGGGGCATTGACGCCGCAAGCTGGAATAATAAACGACCTTGCGGTGTACCCTTCACTTTCCAAGTCAGCAAGCACGATGTCGAGGCCCAATGAGACATGTCCAGCAACATTCTCCCCAACAACCCAACGTGGTCGTATTTCTTGAACCAAGCGGAAATATTCCGGCCAGAGGTGACGGTCATCTTCCTTGCCTTTTCGTTTCCCGGCAGTACTAAAAGGTTGGCAAGGGTATCCTCCGTGAATAAGGTCAATTGTTCTGATTCCATCTGCATCTAACCTCTCTTTCGTTAACGTACATACGTCATCGTATATAGGAACACTCGGCCAATGCTTTCTCAACACCCTCTGAGGGAAAGGTTCCTTTTCACAAAAAGCAACGGTCTCAATTCCAGCCCATTCGCAGGCTAGATCAATTCCTCCGATTCCACTGAACAAACTGAGTGCCTTCATACATTCACCTCGATATTAAATAAATTACTCGACAAAAATATGCAATGGATTCAAAATGTTATTACAATGCTTGAGGAGATGTTTACGTATGGAAATTTCAGATCTATCGAACAGTGAACTCATAGCCTCTTATGGAAGAGTAATCAAAGAGTTGAAAGACAGAAAAATTATTCGCTCTAAAAATGTTGTTGGCGATTTGGGTGAGTATCTTGCAGTCGATTTCTACAATAAAACCTCTGGTCTCCCAAGACTCCAATTCGCGCCACCTGGCACTAAAAATATTGATGCAATCAGTATCAATGGTGAGCGATATAGTATTAAAGCATCCACAAGCACTACAACAAGCGTATTCTATGGACTGAATCAACCTGGGATTGAAGAACCGGATCAACAAAAGTTTGAATATGTCATTCTTGTGCTTTTTGATGAGGACTTGAATCTTCAAAGAATTAATGAAATAACTTGGATTCAATTTTTAGAGCATAAACGCTGGCATAGCAGAATGTCTGCATGGAACCTTTCCGTTAATAGAAATTTGCTCGAGAACACTAGAACAATATACATTCGTCAGTAAGTTATCTTAATTCATAACCAATTAGAAGTTCAGTTCCAGCTGCCCGCCGATCACATCGTCAACAAATTGAAATGGCTCAGATATATTTTCTAGGCTACCGCGGTCCAGAATACTCCCCGCCGAACTGCTCCAAGTATATGCCTTATTGCAAAATGGAGAGACGACAAAAGATTTAAGTCGCCCGTCGTGCATTCCAGCAAAGCGATTGTCCTCGGTTAGTGCAACAAGCTCTATCCCTGCTTGACAGTTCTGAATGGCTTTTTGAATTAGGGTATGTTTTTGCTCATATTGTGTCATTACATTATCCTCCTAACTGGCATGGTGCCGATCCAACGACACGAACTTGCTGAAGTTCTTCAGGAACGCCAGCTCCACCGTCCCAACCGGCCCGTTCCGATGCTTCGCAATAATGATTTCAATGATGTTCTTCTTCTCCGACTCCTTGTCGTAGTAATCGTCCCGGTACAGGAATGCCACGATGTCGGCGTCCTGTTCAATGGAACCAGACTCCCGCAGATCGGACATCATCGGCCGCTTATCCTGGCGTTGCTCAACGGCCCGGCTCAACTGCGAGAGTGCCACGACGGGAACATCAAGCTCACGAGCGATCTGCTTCAGGATCCGCGAGATCTCGGCCACTTCCTGCTGGCGGTTCTCCTTCCTTCGCCCTTTTAGCGTGATAAGCTGCAGGTAATCAATCAGAATCAAGTCTAAGCGGCCCAAGCGCTTCTTCAGACGGCGGCACTTCGCACGAATCTCGGATATCGAGATGCCCGGTGTATCGTCCAGGTAAATCTGCGACTCCGACAGTGGGCCGGCTCCAAAGGTGAGCTTGTCCCAATCCTCAGATTCCAGCTTCCCGGTCCGCAAGCGCGTCGCGTCGATATTACTCTCTGCGCTTAGGAACCGCTGGCCAAGCTGCGTATCCGACATCTCTAGGCTGAACACGGCAACGTTCGCCTTCGCTCGAACGCCGGCATGCTGCGCAATGTTCAGCGCCAAAGCCGTCTTCCCGACCGATGGCCGCGCGGCGACAATGATTAGGTCCTGCCGTTGGAATCCTGCCGTCATCTTATCCAGGTCCCCATAGCCCGAGGGAACGCCTGTCAACCCATCAGCCTGCGGGCTCATAGCCCGGCTTTCAATTTGCTCGTAGGTGTCCATCATGACTTCGGACATTGGCTTGAAATCATTGCCCTTCGCCGTATGATCAAGCATGATGGCGGCCGCCTGATCCAGCTGAGCGGCGATCATTTCGGGGGCTGCACCTTCAAGCAATGAACCGTGTAGATCTCGAATCAGCTTATACCCCAGACGCTGCAGGCTCGTCTTCTTGACCTCGTTCGCATAGTACGCTGCATTCTTTTCGCTCGGCACGCTGGAAGCAAGCTTGGATAAGTAGCCGATGCCCCCGATCTCAGCCAAGTCAGCGCTCCCCAGCCTGCCCGCCAAGAGGACGAAGTCGATCGGCTCTCCCTCTTCGCGCAGCTCACGGATGGCAGCATAGATTTTCTCGTTCGCTTGATCGTAAAACGCATCAGACGGCAGAATCGCATCGACTACATCGAACACGTCATTTTCGATTAATACCGATCCGATGACCGCCCGCTCTGCCTCCAAGTTGTAGAACAAGGGCATGTCAGCGAAGTCGATGTGCAAGCAGTTCACGCACCTTTCGACGTTGTTCCGCGGTCGGCGGAACCCCGGTATTCTGGAATTGGCCGTTCTCCTCGACGGCTGCCTGCCCGGCCGTGCGCATGAATGCGTGGTAAAGCTCACTCTCGCCGGACTCGGTCGCGACCAATGCGCCCGGATGCGGCGGAAATTTGCTATCTAGCTTTGCCGCGTAACGCACCAGGCTCTTCATCGCCTGTTCACAGGGCGTCTCCCCCAGCACTTCGTGCCAAGCCCGCATCTTAGCTAGGTCTCCGGCAAACTGCGGATAGAAGCCCGCAATCTTGTCGAACAACATGCCGACTTCCTCGAGCGTCATGATTATCCCTCCCTCGCCAGTTCTGCAAAGCTCTTTCTCGGCTTCATCGGCGTGCGCGTAGCCTGCAACGGGGCCGCATTTAACTTCCGAGCCTCGAACTGATCATCAATGGCCTTGGCCTGGTCGACCGTCCGAGCGCCCGAATGGTAATAGTCATCAAGAATACGGGTGATGAACTTGAAGTTATATCCCGTCGAAGCCGCCCCAGCTCGTTCAAGCGCTCGAATGACGACGGCCTCCTCAAGCCCATCCTCGTCGATGTACTTCCCCAACATCTGCGCTTGAAACGGATTGCATACAAACCCGAATATCCGGTTATGAGCGGCGTAAAACGACTCGTATGCAGAAGATGAAGCAGAAGAAGAAAGAGTATTTAATAATGCCGCACCTTTTACCTCATGGTTTACCGCATACTTTGCCTCATGGCTTACCTCAGGATTTACCTCACGACTTACCTCATTATTTGATGTAAAACCGATGATTTGATATTTCCCCGCCTTCTGCTTCCCTTGCGGCTTATAGTCGATTCGCCTTTTCTGAATCAGATAATTGCGATGCTTGATCAATGTGTTTTCGGAAATGCCTACCTTCGCCTGTAACAGGGGATTGGCCACGGCAAACCACTCTGGATATCCGCTCTTATTTGCAATCATCATGAGATGCAGCCACAAAGTTTGTGCGGATGGTTCCAACGGATTTGTTTCGAGCCAATCCGTGAAGGCAAGCAGCTCTTTAGTTAAATCCACGTGCTCACCCTCTCGCCATCGTCGGGATCCCGTTCACATCGAATCCCCGACGACAAGGGCAATGCCCTTGTCGCCTTCCTAGTCCCCAACCACGTTGGCTGTGGGCCGGCCAGTGTCCTTGCGCGGTACGACGGGAACAATGTCCCCTTGCCGAGGCGCCTCTTCCCGCACGCCAATAATCACACCGTTGCTGTTGCGCTGCACCCACAAAAGTTCTTGCGTCCACGCTTGCTTATCCAAATTGACATGTCCCCCTTTGACAAATGCTTGCAGAATGATAAAATAGAGAACATAAGTTCCCTTACCCGGGATCTTACCGATGTCCGCCCTGGCCGGCGGGCATTTTCTATTTCATAACGAGCAAACTGGATCATCATCAGCAGATAAGCCTCCATCTCCGCCCGCTTGTCCGGTTCGTAGCGATCCGGATACTTCCGCGTCCAATTCAAGTTGTGCACGGCGTTCTTGCCGGCGCGCCGAGCCTCAGCGGCCAATTGTTCCCGCGTCATGCCTACCGCTCCCCTTTCTTGACTTCCATCTCGTGCCGCTTAATAAGCTGCTTGCGATCAAGCCCAAATTCCTCTTCCAGCACGCCCTGCATGACGGCCGCCTTTTGGCTGACATCCCGTAACTCCAGGTATACGCGTTCCGCCGATTTCCGGCGTCTCTCAGGGTCCATGTGCTTTGCCATAATGAGCGCCTCCAATGCTGACTCCGCTTCATCGAGCTCTTTCAGCAAGATGTCTTTCAACGCTGCCGGATGCAAGTCGAGGTTCGGGACGTCCTTCAGAATGTTGCTGATAAAGCCGTCCGTCTCCTCGTCTGCGATCGTAAGGGCCATCCGCCAGGAAGATCGCGATAGATGCTGTCGCATCTGGATCGTCGCCTCCCGCTCGTCGTTCTCCACGCGTGAAAGTTGCGTGCGATCTAGCGCATACGTAGATGCGAACTGCGCTTGAGTCATGTTCTTAGTGAGGCGATACGCCTTCAAGGCCTGTCCGAATGACATGGCTTCCTCTCCCGTCACATATGTAGTGGATTCTGTGCCAGATTGGCCACATGAACGACTGGCTTTGTGACAAATTGGCACAAGAAGCGAACGATATGTGACATTCCAATTTGCTACAATGTAGGTGCCAACAACATTTCTCTTGGCCCGTCGTCCTCGTTGGCGGCGGGCCCTCTTTTTTAGCCGAAGCGCAGCCTAAGTGCTTCAAAGGCCAACGCCTTGTTGTGAGGATCCAAGTAGTCCATGTCCGAAAGATTTACTTTATGCCGTTCATTGAAAAGATGGAGCGCCAGATTCAACAGAAACTTTTCGCTTTGCGACCATGGGGCGGATATGCGCTTCAGCTTATCTCCCGCAATGCGAGCGGATTGGAGGTCGATAAAGTCGTCAGTCAAGAAGCGGCTCAGCTTCCCGTGGTTCAAGAACAAATGCAGGGTCCCTTTCCAGTAACGATCATTGATGAGATGCGAAGGAATTGCTTGTGGTGCTTGATTCATGGTTATACACCCCTTTGATATTTAAGCTAGAACACCATTACAGCGCTCGACGAAGTTTCTTTACTTGCTCCGTTGTATAAGCCGATCGCCCAGCGTTATCTTTGATCCATTCTGTGTGTTCCTCGCACCATTGAAGTAATAAATGAGTTAGAATTCTTGGATGCCCCAGTTCGCGAATAACCGGGAAATCTTCACGATTCAAAAGTTCGGCAGCCTTTGTAGCACCGATATCAAGAAGTTCCATGAATTGAGTCCTATTAAGAATTGGTGGTAAAGTGTTCATAAGCGAATGCCGTTCTAGAGCAGAATCTACTGCCGAGTTAATAATGCCCTGTAATTGTTCATAGTCGAATTCGAATTTCAGCATACTGTCACTACCTTTCACGCAGTTAATGTATGAGATTCTTGGACTTTATGTCGTGAGAATAGTGTGCAAACATCCACGCCAAACAAGTCAGCTAGCTCAAGTGCAACATCTAACGGTGGTTGAGAAACGAAGTTCTCCCAGTTACTGATCGTCGATTTAGTACATTTTAATCTCAGCGCCATATCTTCTTGGGTCCAGCCTTTTGCTTTGCGAGCAGCAATTAGTTCTTTGTTTTTCTTATCAGTCACTTTCTCGCCCCTCATATCCAAGTTATTTGAACTTATGATCCGATTATATATCCAAGTATTTTGGACGTCAATATAAATGTTTGATTATCTTGGACTTTATTTAATTAGAGTTTGGCTTGAAGTACAATATAATTGAACTTTATTAGGACGGGTGGGATGGAATGAATGTTATCCCAAAGATTGAGAAGCAGGCGTAAAGAATTGAAGCTAACTCAAGAAAAGCTTGCGGAGATGGTTAATACCAAAAAAACTACAATATCCAATTATGAAACTGGGTACAGTACTCCAAATAACGAAATGCTGAGTGACTTAGCTGATGTGTTAAAAACTACATCTGACTATCTACTTGGGAGAACCGATGATCCTGCACCCGGGGTACCTGAAATTGCTACCGAGAAGACTAAGCAAGATCACGCAAAGGAAGGCAGTGCTTTTTTTGGCGGAGCTGATAAATATACAGAGGAAGAACTTGCAATAGCTGATGCAGCCGCCAGAGCCGCAGTTGAAGCTTATCGACTAGGTAAAAAGAAACGCGAGGAGAAATAGTGACCTCTATAGTCATTGGGCTGGTAATTGTGGTATTGATCGCTTACTTGAAGGTATCAGGGATTAAAAGTAAGCAGCGTGCCATAAATGATGCTTTCATAAATAAACTTCACGTTGAGGTCTGGCAAGATGGTAAACTTCATGATACAGGTGGAGTAATTGAAAGCCACAATCAATTTGAGGTAGTAATCAATGGCATGCACTACATGAAACATGCGTTTCAATTTAGAATAAAAAAATAGCCCTGCAGTCTAGGGCTATTAATTTTCACCATAAAACAGAACATACGTTCCTGTAATGGAGGATTACGAATGGACTACATCGACTTAACGCTATATAAAGAAACAGATCTTGAAAAGTGGATTAATAAGTCTTACCGTGAGAACGGTATTTTTTACGCCGATGATATTGATATTGAACGAATTGCAGCTATCTGGGGAATAGAGGTTCGCACATATTTAGGTCCATCCTTCGCACGTTGGGAAGATGGAGAGTTCGGATTTATATTTCTAAATGACTACCTCAGTGAAGAGCATCGACGTGAGGTGTTTTTCCATGAACTCTGTCACCCATTGCAGCACTCCGGTAACCAGGAACATATGCCCCAAATGTTCATGGAGCTGCAGGAAGCTCAAGCAAGCCTATTTCAGCTTTACGCATCTATGCCCGTATTCATGTTAGAGCAATTTACTTCGATTCAGCATCGTGATTATTTACTAAAAACCATATCAGAAGAATTCGTTCTTCCACTACGAGTCGTTGAGAGGCGCATGGATCAAATTAATCGGCGCATTCAACAAGAACGTTACGATCGGCGCCTCATTCATCACTCACGTTCTATGGCACATTCAACATACAGCGCTTCAACGATGGTCATCCTGGAGCAGTTGAACCGGCAGTTACAGACAAAGAAGCAGATGACGGCAAATGGCTAAAATAGGAGTCATTTATACGGAAAGTGGTTATTACGGTGAGCTAACGCCTGTGTGGATGATTTTTGATTGGTCCGACTTAACTAATGATATATGGCAAAAGACGCTCTATATTCCGCTCAGCGGTCCTTTTGAACAATTGGAGCTTGATGATACCTATGATGAATTGACGGCCATTACAGTGCCGCTCAGTGCTTTTACACGTCGTACAGATAAGGAACATTATATAGGCGTACATATGCCCACAGTGGCTGCATTTGCCAAAGAACATAGTTTGCATCAAGCCGGAAGAAGCATCGACATTGAATTAATCAATCGCCTGGTAATGCGAATCTCAGATATTGAAGATGCCCTTCTTCTTGATGTCCGATTTCATATCCAGAATGGAGGTTTCACCGATGGCATCATTTAA